TACAGAGGGCGCTTATAATTATCCTGGTGTCCCTACTCAGGGTGCATATGCATTGCTGAATTATGAGGGTCCTACTGGCGACATTGCACTTCCTGTGCATTGTTTTGATATTACCTCTGTTATTAATCGTGATATCACCGGTGTTGTACCTGCTAATCCGTCGTATCAGCTTATTAAGACAGCTGGCGCACCGGCTACTGGATTCTATTTCGCAACTATGACTGGTGATACTTACGCTGGGATCAATGCTGCAACATCTTGGCAGATTGAGAACATTCCTAGCTTGGCTGGTCCGGCCTTTTTTCCGAATAGGCGGACTATATTACGCGACGTTACTGCGAAGTTTTTGTTTTATGGTGCAGAGAGGGCGCCTGTTACATTTACTGTATCTCTTGTACGGTTTACTAATGATTGCAATCCTGGCAGTTATGCTGCATCTCATGTCGCTGATACAGTTCAGGAACAGAGATTGTACGACATGTACACTGGCTTGTGGGACAACGTTACTAAAAAGCTTATTGGACATCCTATTAATGACAGCAATAGCCGCATGGCTAGGAGCATGCGTGTTTTGAAGAAGGAGCAATTTACAATTCAACCATGTGCTGAATTGTATAATGGCAGGAATCTGCTTTCTAACATGCATCAATTTGAGATGAATTTGCCGTTGGGCAAGCTTCTTCGATTTGATTGGGCTGATGCAGCTGTTGATCCTAAGCTGCTGGATGGAGGTGCTTTTGCTTCTAACGAAGCCCAGACTTGGAATCAAATCAAGCCAAATGAGCGTCTTTACATCATGGTCACTGCTGATAATATGGCTCACGCTGGCCCCGACAATCCTGACACTAATATTATCCCTAGTTATGATGTAGTTATTAAGCAGACACTTGTGAACATTGCGTAACTAGTGAATAAATTGTGATATAGTGAATGTAACTGATGTGATCGGTTGCAAGCCAGATGTAATAAAGACTTATCCAGATTCGTGTCGGTTAGGGGAGCCAGATATGGTTCAAACCGCAAAGGAATATTATTTAAATCCGCGCGAGGTTCGGGGGGGCCCCCAAGGCCCCCCCGAACCTTGGCGCAAAATAGGGCCGAAGGCCCGGGCCCGTAGGGCGTCTGCTTAAACGTGACGGAAATCGATCAGAACACTTTAATTACATAAGAGGGAGAGATCTAGATCTCGGAATAATGTTCGGATACAAAAACATTAGGGCCCCAGAGGGGGAAACGAAGTTTCGAGTACTACCCTAATGTTTCTCTTAGGTGCCTACTTTTTAAGGAGGCACGTGCCGGGAGGCACTACATGAACCGTGCAGCGGTTGCGCGGGCCGCGTCAACGGCGGGGCCGACCTCCGCGGCGAAGGCCATGGCGGCCAGGTCCAGCTCCAGGCAGCGGCCGGCCGTCCACTTGTTGCTGTCGTGGTGCACGTTCGCGAAGACGATGACGTGCGGGGGGTTGTCGTACACTTTGTTGACCGACTCGTACTTGGAGCTGAAGATGTTGCCGGAGGCGACTTTCTCGGCGAAGACATGGAGGTGGTCCATGTTATCTGCCTGGCCGCGCGCAATGTCAATGCAGACGATCGGCTGTCCGTTGTACGCGTAGGCCATGTCTTGGGTTCGTCCGTCGACCATGACCGCATCGCGGTTGCGGATAAGGTAGTTGCAGAACCAGGACTTGCCGTTGTTGCCGACGGGGTCGTACACCCATGTGATGGTGCGACCGTCGGGCTTGGTCGCTGTGATGCGCTCGTCCAGCTCCGTCTGCCAGGGACGCAGCGTGTAGTTGGTCAACGCTTTGGGGATGGCTGTCGCTGCTTTGAAAATTTCTGACAGCTGTTTGGCGCACCGCCCAAAGCCCGCGGGGTTGATCTTGACCAGGTCAAGGGCGATAGTGTTCCACCTGTCGCCGGCCTCGATCATCTCCATGCAGCGCTCCGCCAAGCGTTCAGCAACGCTCGGCCCTTTGGGCTGCTTGGGTCCGCCGCGCGTGATGAAGCCGGGGCGGATCCACTCGTAGTGGTCGAAGGCTGTCTCCTCCTTGCGGCAGTAGCGAGCTGTCGCCTCCGCTGACAGGGTGACTTCGAAATGCGCGTCGTCAAGCTCGGGGAGGAGGTGGGTGATGGCGCTGTACTTGACCGCCTCGAGCAGCCAGACGCATCCTTGGAAATGGATGCTGCCTGTTGTTGGAGCTGTCTCGACGTTGATGATGAGTTGACCGACAAAGTGATCGGTCAAACGCAAGGTGTGGTCAATGCCGCAGATGCCCAGCTCGTAGTCCTCGGTGTGGTGGGTGAACGACCAGCACTTGGAGTTGCGTTGCGAAACGTATTGACGGGCCATTGCGATAGAGTTGGGAGTGAAGTCTGTGCCGCGCGTCGGTTAAGAAGGCGCGTTCACACTCCACACTTGTCCCCACGCGTATCCTATTTAAGCTCCGGTTACTGGGGCCTGCCACAAGTTTTTTGATTTGTTTGTTTGAATGAAGCGCAGGTCAACGCGTCGGACTGGTCGTCGGAAGTCAACTCGCAAGAATGTTCGCCGCTTTCGCAAGTCAACGCGTACCTTCGGTAAACGTCGTATTGGTTACAAGCGCAAGTATCGTCGCGGCAGGTCTGTTCGTGGTGTGTTTTCAATACCTCCGACAGATGCTGGATCCGGGTCTATTATGAGCAAGTCTCGTATGCCTGGTATGAAACGTCGGAAGGTTTCTACTTCGAAGATGGTCAAGGCTAATGAACAGATTGTACAGACGCGATGGAGTGCGGTTCATCCTTTTCAAAACACTACAGAGGGCGCTTATAATTATCCTGGTGTCCCTACTCAGGGTGCATATGCATTGCTGAATTATGAGGGTCCTACTGGCGACATTGCACTTCCTGTGCATTGTTTTGATATTACCTCTGTT